CACCATCATTTTCAGAGAGCCAAGGACGTTCTAACCAGAGCCATGGCTAAAAATGCTGAGTTCGATCATCATATCGGTGGTGCCAAAAGTTCTCCTGAAGGCGCTGTTGCTGTTCGTGGTGGTCATATGGCAAAGTTTGTCGACAGAGCAGAGTTCTCTAGACAAAATTTCTTAGCATCAAAAATGAAAATGGCAAAGGCTGAGAACAATGAAAAAGTATAGTCGCTTTATCACCGAAGAAGGTGAAGATAGACCTAAGAAACCGGTTGTTTTTGCGTTCGGCAGAATGAATCCACCTACTACTGGCCACAAGGTGTTGGTTGATAAGGTACACGATTTGGCTAAAAAGCACAATGCTGCCCATCATGTAGTACTATCCAGAAGCGTAGATCCAAAGAAAAACCCACTGAATAATGAGCAGAAGCTCAAGCACGCCAAGCGGTTTTTCCCTCATTCTAACATTTCTATTGCCGATAAAGATCATCCTACCTTGTTGCATCATGCTTCTAAGCTAAACAAGGAAGGCCATGACCACCTGATCGTGGTTGCTGGCCAGGACCGGGTTAAGGAATACCACGACCTCCTCCACAAGTATAATGGTAAGGCTAACCAATCTGGCGAAATTCCGTACAGCTATAAGAAGATCCATGTAGTATCGGCCGGTGCCAGAGACCCGGATGCCGAAGGATCTGAAGGTATGTCAGCCTCCAAAATGAGAGCCCATGCAGCTTCTAACTCTTTTGATGAGTTTAAAAAGGGAATCCCCGACCACGTCCATCCGGACCACGCCCGGGAGATGTTCGATGATGTCCGTAACAGTATGAAGGCCAAAGAAAATGTCAAAAAAAGCAAAAAATAACGCTTTGGTTAGGACAAAATTGGTAGCCAAAATTCTCAAGGTCGTGCCAAATCAAAAGAGACTAAAAAATTAAAAACATAAATAACATAGAATTCGAATGAATAAATGTCAAAGAACTGTCTGGAATGCGGTATTTTCATGTATCGTCTAGTAAAGTTCAAATAAAAATCGACGAGGAGTCTAACAACAATGTTTAAGCCATCAGAAAATAATTTCGGTCTACCTAAGTCGCTAATCGATAGCGTTGCAGCTGTTCTTGCTGAAAAGGCTCCTCCATTCGGTAAGAAGGCTGATTCAGCCGACGGTGATAAGAAGGACGATAAGAAGCCTGCTTTCGGCAAAAAGAAGTCGGATGACAAGGGTGATTCTGATAAGAAGCCGGCTTTCGGTAAGAAAGATGATGACGGCGACGAAGACGACAAGAAGCCTGCCTTTGGTAACAAGAAGGCTGACGGTGATGAAGATTCCGACGAAGGTGACGGCAAGAAGCCTGCTTTCGGCAAGAAGAAGTCTGACGACGACGATGAAGAAATGATTGGCAAGGACGGCAAGAAGACTAAGGTTGACTTGAAGCCTAAGCTGAGCATTAAGGAAAATGCACGATCAATCATTAATGAAATTAGTTCTAAGGCCCTAAAGTCATACCTAGGCAAGTCTCGTGCTCAGCAGGACGACATCCAGGACAAGCATGATTCTGATCCGTCTTATCATCGCACAGCCGCCGGCAAGAAGGATACTAAGACTTCAACTAAGCGTTATGCTGGTGAAGTGAAAGCTATTAAGAAGCTGAATAAAGAAGAAGTAACTTTTACTGATAAAGAAATCGGCCGTATCGAAGCCATCATGGAACTTTCAAATAAAACTTTACGTAGTTATGCTGTAAAATCTGATAGACATCTTATGGATATCAAGCCGGCTTGGGAACGCCCAACTGAGTATGCTAAAGGTGCAGCAGTAGGAGCCCATGGAAAGACTGCACAGAAGCGTGCTCAGGGCGGTGAATTAGCTATTAAGAAGATTAAATCTAATATCGCAAAGACCAATGCCACTACCAAAGAAGAAGTTGAATTAGACGAAGCAATGAAGTGGGATAAGAAGAGCCATGCATCATTACCAGCTATGGATCAACCTAGCCTAAAGGCACACAAGGAAGCAGCTAATTGGCATAGAGAGAATTATGAAGATAGTTCTGGAGATGCAAAGCAGTATCACAAGAAAAGAATGTTGCATCACACTACTCAAGCTGACGCTATGAAGTCAATGTCTGAGTCAAAGCAGTTTGACAAGGGTGACGAGCCTGATGATCACAAGTACGATTCAACTAAGGACAAGGGTCCTGAGCATATCATCATGCAGCTTCGTAAGGCTAAGTCTCTAGGTTCAGGAAATAAGCACATTGAATTCAACAATGGCAAAAAGGTCAAGGTAGATGCAGCTCATGTGCATAAGGCCCTAGACATGCACGCATCATTCAAGCGCGCTCCTGAAAAGGATGAATTCACTAAGCAGATTGCTAAGTCGCATGATCACTTGGTTCGTGCCGTAACAAATAAATAAGAAGAAAAAGGAGTCATAAAAATGGCACAATGGGGTTCAACTGATCAGGCTGTTACAGCAAACAGCTCGACTACTACAGTTACTACGGCTGGTGCGCCAATCGGCGTTCACAGTCAGGTAAAGGGTGGCGGTGGCGCTAATGCTCATTTCGGAAACACATCCGGAACTAGAGCAGCAGCTGACGTCAACCTATACGGAAATGTTACGCCTAACGCGTTTGTCCCTCGACAGGCAGTTGGCGTATTCGGTGTTTCATCCGGTGAAATGGTAAATGCTGCAGCCAGCGGTGTTACTCATACTGGTTGGAATCTACGTAGACAGGGCACCGGGCCTCTTGTTTCGGCAGCCATCTCTAATACAGGAACAAACTTCCGTACGGGTGAAACTGCTGTAGTAACTGGTCCTACCGGATCGGTTAACGCTGCACTATCATTCATTGCTAACAGCTCTGGCGCTTTGACCGGTGTGACTGTTACGAATCCAGGAGCAGGGTTCAATAACACATCTTCAATGAGCGTAACGTTTAATCGTGAGAAGCGATTGATTGCATTCGTGGTATCTGGTACGCCTACTGGTTACAGTAACACTGACTCCATCTTGGTTTCAAATGGTACGGTTGAAGCAACCGGAACGCTAGTAACTAACTCAACAGGTGGTTTTGCTTCAGGTAACACGACTGTGGTTAGTGAAGGTAAGTTTGCTCAGTCTCAGGTTGCAGGAAACTTGGTATTCGCCATTTTGGCTGCTAACGGCGCAGTGTCTGCTGGTTCAGGCGCCACACTATCTGGTACCCTACAGAATTCTCAGAACGGTTCTGTTACACTAACACTTGGTGGTAGAGCAGGTCGAGTTCATTGGGAGACTCTAGTTGCTGGTTCGATCTCTTCGGATGGATCAGACGACACACTTCTACCTGACGCTTAAAATTAGGTAATACATTATGGCTGATGAACAGTATAAACTAAGCGAGCTGCCACAAGCTAATTCTGTGGCAGCTTCAGATAGAGTCGTTCTTGTTGCCAATACTACAGGCATTCCTAAAGCAAAGACTGTATCCATTTCTAATTTAACTGGAAGCATGACATTATCTAACACTGTTCCGGCTACTGCTAGCTCGAATGGTACAGCTGGTGTTATTGCACGTGATTCTAATTATATCTATGTTTGTGTTGCCAACAATACATGGAAAAGATCACTACTAGAAACCTGGTAATATAATGGATAAACTATCAAGTGATAATTATCTATTATATGCAGCTAAACACTATGATAACCCACAGTGTTATTCGAATGAAGAATTTTTTGAGGATCTTAACAGACTAAAGTATATTAAAAAGTTGCTTACACGATACAAAACATCTGGCGAATTAAAGGATAGGCTTATCCTTAATCACTTGATAGTATTGAATAACGTATTCGGCCCGGTCCCACTGTGCCGAATTCTTTATTTGAAGATGAAGCAATACTATGATTGTCTTATGCCTTTCCTGGTGCTACTAAATATAATGCCAGAGACTTTATATAACATTGAAAATGAATCTACAATATATCTAGATACGATTTTAATGGATATGGTAATAGTCGAAAGACTTAGGAACATCTAATGCAAGTTACAAACAAAACTACAACTGCCCCATGCATACACTGTGGCAAATCAAGATTAGTCCACAAGGCCGGAACTTTATATTGTCCAACAAGCGGTTCTCTAGGTGGTAATAGAACCTTTACTTCTACTACATACCAAGCTAAAATTGTAGAAAATGAAGTGCCTGCTAATGCTATGGGTAATTCATCTTCATCAGACGGCCATATTGCTACTATCGATCCTCCGTTGTCAAAAACTCCCCTTAAAAGATTTTCGGCGATAAATAAAAAGAAAAAAAACGGAAATAAAGTCGGAGATAAAAATGGCATCTAGAGCAACACCAGATGTTACGTCTGTAAAAGTAGCTATTCAGCGATTAACAGAAATCTCTTCAGATCTAAGCAAGATGCTAGCTGTGCATGAACAACGTCTAGGTCAACATGAAAAGAAACAAGACACATTAGAATTTTCTATTGAAAAGCGTAGAGACGAACTGTTAGCCGCTATTGATAGAATTAACAAAGATATTGATACATCACTAGCTAGACTAGAAGCAGATACTAAAGTTCGTCACACCGAAGTGTTAGAAAAAATCAAAGCAGTTGATGATTACCATAATGTTGAAATCGTCAAGCTAACGAACAGAATTTCGACTTTTGAAAAGTACGTTTGGATGGCCATCGGCGCAATTACGGTTGCCTCGTGGGCTGTGTCACTAGCTATTTCCAAGGCTTTCTAAAATAAGTATGTACAAACTATAATAACAGCTGTATAATACTGGTATCAGTAAAAACAATGGTATAGTTTGTAATGAACTGGATTGATCAAAAATACATTAGTTTAATATCAGTTCGACTACAACGATTCACTAATAGAAATGGTTCGTTTAACTTTAGATGTCCTATATGTGGTGATTCACAGAAGTCTAAGACAAAATCTCGTGGATGGATTTACGTAAAGGACAACAAGGCTAAATTCTTCTGCCATAATTGCAATGCAGCTATGTCACTAGGGAATTTCATTAAAACCCTAGATGATTCGCTGTACTCTGAATATAAGTTCGAACGCTTTAAAGAATCAGGAATTAAGACTGCTAAATTTGAAGACATTGAATCATTCACGTCTAAACTAAAGACTCCTGATTTTGTGGCTGATACAGCGTTCAAGAAGGCCACAAAAATCTCTTCTTTGCCAGAAGATCATCCAGTTAAAATATATATTGTTAAGAGACACATTCCTTTCGCACAACACTTTAGGTTGTTTTACGTGAAGGAATTCTATGCGTTCGTCAACGAGTTCATTCCAGATAAATTCAATGAGAGTGCACTCAAGCATGACGAAGCAAGATTGGTAATACCTTTCTTTGACGAAAACAAAAAGCTATTTGGATTTCAAGGTCGTGTATTAGGTGGTAATAGCACGAAATACATCACTATTATGCTTGATGAGAGCAAGCGTAAGTTATATGGACTTGACACAGTAGATCTTAGAGAACCTACTTACGTTTTTGAAGGACCTATTGACGCTATGTTTATTCCTAATTCTATCGCAACCGCTGGTTCTGACTTGGTGTTGGGAGTTAAAGGTCTCAACACCGAAAACATGGTGGTTGTGTACGACAACGAACGTAGATCTATTCACACTGTAAAGAAAATTGAATCCGCAATTGACAGCGGATTTAAGGTTTGTATCTGGCCAGAGAATATTATTCAAAAAGACATCAATGATATGGTGTTGGCCGGTATGAAACCTGACTACCTCAAAGCCCTGATAGATGAAAATACATTTTCAGGATTAAGAGCTAACATGGAATTTAATTCCTGGAAGCGTATCAAGACACATACTAATTATTCATATAGAGGAAATAATGCATATAGCAAATATCGTAGCAGTAACTAAGCCTGTAATTCCTGGTTCTGACGCCCCACAAACTGCTGATGAATTCGTAGCTTATGTAGCTAGAGTTTCAAATCCATCAAATCAGAATAATAAGGAAACAGCTGACAAGCTCATTGGTTATCTGAAGCGTAATAATCATTGGAGCCCGATGGAAATGGTCCATGTAGTAATGGAAATTACCACTACGCGTGATATTGCTCGCCAGATTCTTCGTCACAGATCATTCTCTTTCCAGGAATTTTCTCAGCGATATGCTGATCCTACTAATGATCTAGGATTTACGTTTAAAGAGACACGTTTGCAAGATACAAAGAATAGACAAAATTCTTTGGATACAGAAGACAATAATGCAATCGCTAGATTTGAAGCTATGCAAGATGAAATGATTGATAAGGCTTCATCTATGTATGTTGAAGCTATCAATATGGGTATTGCCAAAGAACAGGCTCGTGCATTTCTACCTGAAGGGTTGACTGTTTCGAAACTATATATGGCCGGAAGTCTACGCTCATGGATTCATTATTGTGATCTACGACGTGGTAATGGCACACAGAAGGAACATCGTTGGGTTGCTGAGTCTGCTTGGAAAGAGCTAATTCATTATTTCAGTTCGATTAAGTAGAGCCTATAAATATCCGACCAATTCAATAAGCGTATAATAAGGAATAATTTATGTCACTGGTGGTAACTAAGCGCTCAGGTAATAAAGAACCATTAGATTTAGATAAGTTTCACAAGGTTACAATGTGGGCTTGTGAAGGCCTAAACGGTACGTCACCATCTGAAATCCAAATCAAAAGCCGAATTCAGTTTTACAATGGCATCAAGACTTCTGATATCCAAGAAACTCTGATTAAGTCAGCTGCTGATCTTATTTCAGAAGATGTTCCTGGTTATCAGTATGTTGCCGGGCGTCTTGTTAATTACCAGCTTCGTAAGGAAGTGTACAATGGTCCTACGCCTGTAAGCTTGATCGATCATATTCGCTACGTTGTGGCAGAGAATTATTATGACAAGGAAATTCTAGATCAGTATACGCCAGAAGAAATCAATCAACTCGATAAGTTCGTAGACCACGACAGAGATTTTGATATTGCGTACGTAGGAATGGAGCAGTTTAGAGGTAAATATCTGGTTAGGAATCGCGTAACCGGAAAAATTTACGAAACTCCACAGATGGCATATATCCTAATTGCCATGGTCTTGTTTGCAAAATACCCGCAAACCACAAGATTGCAATGGGTAAAGGACTACTATGATGCAATTTCTACATTCAAAATTTCTCTACCTACGCCAGTTATGGCAGGTGTCCGTACTGGCATGCGTCAATTTTCTTCATGCGTGGTTATTGAGTCTGATGATTCTCTTGACTCGATATTTGCCTCAGCTACAGCCATCGGTAAATATGTCTCTCAAAGAGCTGGTATTGGAATCGGTGGTGGTCGCATACGTGCTATTAATTCACCTATTAGGAATGGTGATACTTCTCATACTGGTGTTATACCGTTCTATCGTCATTTTGAAAGTGCAGTGCGTTCGTGTTCTCAGGGCTCTATTCGAAACGGGGCGGCAACTCTATACTACCCTATCTGGCATTTGGAAGTCGAAGACCTTCTAGTTCTTAAGAATAACAAGGGCACAGAATTCAATCGTCTACGCCATATCGATTACGGTGTGCAGTTCAATAAGGTGATGTACGAGCGTCTTCTTTCGGGTGGTAATATTATTTTATTTTCTCCGTCAGATGTTCCTGAGATGTACGAAGCATTTTTCAACGACACTGACAAATTCCGTGAGCTGTACGAAAAGGCAGAACGTTCAACTAAAATTCGTAAGAAGACACTCCCGGCGATTGAACTGTTTACATCGTTCCTACAGGAGCGTAAGGACACTGGTCGTATCTATTTGATGAATGTTGACCATTGCAATACTCATTCTTCGTTCAAGGAAGAGGTTGCACCTGTTAGACTTTCTAACCTATGTACAGAAATTACACTTCCAACCAAGCCAATTAACAACATTGATGACGAGAACGGCGAGATTGCATTGTGCACGCTGTCGGCTATCAATTGGGGAGAAATTAAGCATGTCGATGATTTTCAGTCTGTTTGTGCTCTCGCTGTTCGTGCTCTTGACTCTCTTCTGGACTATCAGAACTACCCTGTTGTTGCAGCTCGTTCCGGAACTATGGCTAGACGCCCCTTGGGTATTGGTATCATTAATTTTGCTTACTGGCTTGCTAGGAACGACCTATCATATTCTAACATTGATGCAGTGGGTCTAGCTAAGATCCATGAATACGCTGAAGCATGGTCATACTACTTAATCAAGGCATCAGCCGATCTTGCTGTTGAATTCGGTGCACCATCTAAGAGCAATGAAACAAAGTACTCAGACGGTATTCTACCAATCGATACGTACAAGAAAGAAGTTGACGAACTAGCAGCTCCAAAGTACAACATGGATTGGAATTCGCTACGTAAGCAGCTCAAAGAAACTGGCATCCGTAATTCTACATTGATGGCCTTGATGCCAGCAGAAACGTCTGCTCAGGTATCGAACTCAACCAACGGAATTGAGCCGCCTCGTTCGTTGATTTCAGTTAAGCAGTCTAAGGACGGAGTGCTTAAGCAGGTTGTTCCTCGTATTAGAACACTTAAGAACAAGTATGACTTGCTATGGGATCAGAAAAACCCGGAAGGTTATTTGAAGATCATGGCAGTACTACAGAAGTTCATCGACCAGGCTATTTCTGTCAACACCACATATAACCCTAAGTTTTATGAAAACGATCAGGTACCAATGTCAGAGCTAATGAAGCACATGGTTATGTTCTACAAGTATGGCGGTAAGAATTTGTACTATTGCAACACAGCCGATCAGGCGGGTGAAATCGAATTCAAGCCAGTTGAAATGGCTGCTATCGAGGATGCTGAAACGTGCGACTCCTGCACAATTTAATCATGACCGTATTTAATCTGACTAACACCGACGCGACAAAGTCCACTGCGTTTTTTGGGCCAGAACTGGCAATTGCCAGATATGACAAGCAAAAGTACGCCTTCCTTGAGAAGCTAACTGATAAACAACTGTCGTTCTTTTGGCGCCCAGAAGAAATCGATATTTACAGAGATGCAAAGGACTTCAAGGCACTAGAGCCACACGAACAACATATCTTTACGTCTAACCTTAAGAGACAGATTCTTCTGGACTCGGTTCAAGGTAGAGCACCGACCGCGGCATTCGGGCCTATTTGTTCGTTGCCAGAACTAGAAAACTGGATCATTACATGGGCATTCTTTGAAACGATCCATTCTAGATCGTACACCCATTTGATTCGTAACGTATATCCAGATCCGTCTGCTGTCTTTGATACTATTATGGAAATCAAAGACATTGTTGATTGTGCTGTGGATATTTCTGAGTCGTATGATGCCTTGATTAATTTCAAGGGTGAGTATGGTTCGTATGAACATAAGAAGAAGCTTTGGCTTGCTCTAATGTCGGTTAATATCCTAGAGGGAATTAGGTTCTATGTTTCGTTTGCATGTTCTTGGGCATTCGCCGAAGTGAAGCAGATGGAAGGTAATGCCAAGATTATCAAGTTCATCTGTCGTGATGAAAATATCCATCTAGCAGCATCACAGCAGCTGTTAAAGGTACTACCACAGGAAGATAAGGATTTTGCGAAGATCCAAAAGGAATCTTCTAAGGAATGTATTTCAATGTATGAGTCTGCAGTTGTACAGGAAATGCTCTGGGCAAAATACTTGTTTAAAAACGGCTCTATCGTTGGACTAAACGAGCAGCTGTTGTGCAATTTCGTTGAATGGTTGGCCAACAAGCGAATGACAGCAGTTGGATTGTCTACTAGTTTCAAGGGTGGTTCTAATCCCCTGCCATGGGTTCAGAAATGGATTTCTGGTTCAGAGGTTCAGGTTGCTCCACAGGAAGTTCAGGTTTCATCATATGTTGTCGGTGGTGTTAAGCTAGACGTCAATGAAAATACTTTCAAAAGCATGTCTCTTTAAACAATAAATAGAGGTATGGAATGGACATACCTCAACGATAAATTCCCATACGCAATGATAGGCGAAAACTTTGGTTTCGTCTATGTCATTACCAACACTGTTACCGATAGAAAATATCTTGGTAAGAAGTGGTTCTGGTCTTCTAGAAAGAAAAAGGTAAAAGGGAAGAAACGCGCAGTACGACTTAAGTTAGAGTCTGACTGGGAATCATATTACGGATCATCGGCTGAGTTAACAGCTGACGTTGAAAAATATGGTAAGGATAAGTTTAGAAGAGAGATAATCCACTTATGCAAAACAAAAGGCGACGCTTCGTATTATGAAGCAAAGTACCAATTTGAATGTGGTGTGCTAGAATCCGATCAATGGTATAATGCTTGGATTATTGTTCGGGTGCGCAAGAATCATCTGACTTCTTATAAAAATCGCCAGACTTCTTCTTAACACGTGGCGGCATTCGTGAAACGTACCACCATCCTTCTGGTGGAAGTTTACCAGTCTTTTTAATTCTCTTGGTTATAAAGCCATTAGATATGATTCTGCATCCAGCTGGAGAAGGTGGTGTAGTAGTTCCTATTCTTCCTCTTCTCCAACCCATGTTATCAATGAATATCTGAGCTTCATCTTTGTCCATGAACTTATTGATGATATCATTAGTTATCCAGACTTTACCCTGTAGGCCATTTAGCCCACCAAGTATTTCGATCTTATGATTTTTCATAAGAATCTTTCTAGAAATACGCCTATATTTTGCACAATAAATACAACGTAGGCTAATATTGTCAAAATTGTTGTTTACATTATCACCGTCTATGTGGTATAATACCAGTGTCGACGGTACTATTTTAGTGGAAATGACTTGTTTAATCCAGTAACCATGGTTACAGATTTCACAATAGCATCCATTCTCAAATGCAACCAGCCATTTTAATTGTTCGTTATTCATAGTTTATTTATTAAGGAAAGTGACATGCCGCATCCGTCAAAGAATCGCCCGCGCAAGGGTCGCCGTAAGATTGGTTCAAATAAGCGCCGTAAGGCCAGAGCGAACCGTAAGAAGTAATGGAATTTTTGTTAAACCCGGTTATTTGGATAGGATTATACTACTTATTTTTGTGTGTAATCATTACCAATTATCCTAATAAATAGATTAGAAAATGGAATACATATTTATCTCGATAGTGATCGTTACGTTGTTAATTTGGTTATGGATTAAATCATAAAATAGAAGTTGTGTCATGCATAAGAAAATGGATATTGAAAGCGTAAAACAGTTCATCTCAGAACAGTCGCTATCAACAAAAATTTACCTTGGATCAGATTCAGAACGCTATAATCGTAAGGGATTGTGGTACGCTGATTACGCACTTGTAGTGGTTGTTCATTATGATGGTTGCCGCGGCGCTAAGCTGTTTGGTGAGGTCATTACCGAACGTGATTATGATCAGAACAAGCACAAGCCACGTTTCCGTCTTATGAACGAGGTTTACAAGGTTTCTGGGCTGTATCTACAGCTGGCAGAGTCTATTGGTGACCGTCATTTTGAAATTCATCTTGATATTAACTCAGATGAAAAGCAGGGTTCTAACTGTGTTATGGCCCAGGCTATTGGTTATATCCGTGCAACATGTAATGTAATTCCAATGGTTAAACCTAACGCATTCGCAGCTTCATACGGTGCGGATAGATTTAAGAGCATCATGGGGGCTAAACACTAATGAATGTAGTACTATATACGAAACTAGATTGTTCCTATTGCGTGGCAGCTAAAAATCTGCTTATCAATAGGAACATTTTATGGTCTGAGAAAAAGCTAGACGTTGATTTTACCAGAAATCAACTGCTAGAATCATATCCATCAGCAACTACCTTTCCAGTTGTGATTGTTGACGGATTTTATATCGGCGGCTATTCCGATCTTCTGCTAGCCGTAGATAAGCATGTAAACGAATCGATTAACAAAAGCTTTTTGACTGAAAATAAGGACTAAATTATGGCTATTGCAACGTATAAGAGAGACGATATTCTTGCTGACCTTCGCGAGAACATCGTTGAGGTAACCTTCAATAAGGTTTCTGATGGTCAAACTAGGATTATGAAGTGCACACTTCGGCCGGAGCTTCTTCCTAAGTCGTATATGTCTGAGCAAGAGCAGGAAACTACTTTCCACCGTGAAAATCCTGATACTATTGCTGCCTGGGATATTGAAAAGAACGGTTGGCGTTCATTCAAAGTACCTACGGTCACGTACGTACAAATTGTAGATCATCTGTAAGATTTAAGGATTATATTATGCCAATTGCTACTGATGAGTTATCAGCAAATGCTATGGGTGGATCTGAGATTATGAAGTACGGTCTTAGGGACCGTCTCGGCGAAGATTTCATTGAGCCGTATCAGATTATCATGTCTCGTGCACGAGAGCTAGATCCTACTAAGCACCGTGTTTTCTGGCTTCAGGATTTGCCGGAAGATCCAGAATCAGAACATCTTAAGAGTGAAGGTTGGCGTAAGTACCACAAGATTGTATACAATTCAAATTGGCAGATGGCACGTTATCAGGCCAAGTACAATATTCCATTTTCACGATCGACTGTGTTGCTCAATGCAATTGATCCTATTCCGGTGAATATTGGTGCACGTCAGACTGAAAAGATTAAGCTGATCTATACATCGACTCCGCATCGTGGCCTAGAAATTCTGGTACCGGTGTTTGCTAAGTTGTGTGAAAAGTACGACAATATTGAGCTAGACGTATTTTCATCATTCAAGATTTACGGCTGGGAACAGAGAGACGACCAGTACAAGGACTTGTTCGATGCTTGTAAGAACCATCCTAAGATTAACTATCATGGTTCGGTGCCTAATGCTCAGATTCGTGAAGCGCTATGCGAGTCTCATATCTTTGCGTATCCTTCGATCTGGCTTGAGACGTCGTGTATTGCACTAATGGAAGCAATGTCTGCAGGTCTTCTTTGTGTGCATCCAAATTACGGTGCTCTACCCGAAACAGCTGCTAATTGGACAAACATGTACAACTGGCATGAAGATTTGAATACACATGCTCAGATTTTTTACAATGTGCTCGATGTATCGATCCAGTCTGTAATAGATAAGACTCAGACAAATAAACTTGTGCATCAAAAGAACTACGTAGATGCATTCTATTCATGGGCACCACGTCTGGTTGAATGGCGTAGTTTGCTAGAGTCCATCAAGCACACGCCAGTTGATATCGAACAGCCTAAAAAAGAAATGTTCGTGTATAAGGTAGGTTAATATAAATACAAAGTAATAGCGTAACATAGAAAGAAAAAAATGACAGCAAAAGTCATTCCGTTTCCCATTAATGCTATGGCGGCTCGTAATCACGAGCCGCCTAAAACTGAAAAACAGGCCGAACAAGCCGTAGATGATGTTAAAAAGTTTCATATTCAGGAAACGTTGTTGACTATTTCTCCTATGCTTTTTGAGAGGCTGTCAATTTCTGGATTTGATTTTTCAGATATTAACACCACAGAAGACGACGTTGTTCACGGCGCATTTTTAATGGAAGCATTAAATTCACTGCTCCATCGATATTATGGGTTATATCATCCATTCCAAACAGTAGCAGAGCATATTGTAGTTAAGAAGGAAGATGAATCTGACGAATACACAATAGCCGACCAAATTAATATCTCCTTTGTTGATTCAGAAACAATTATTGAAAAGTAAACCAGTTATTTAAATGATGATTCTAGACCTTAATCAGGTTATGATTGCCAATCTCATGATGCAGCTTGGCGGAAGAACTACGGCTTCTCTTGATGAAAACCTAGTTCGACATATGATTCTCAATACAATCCGTTCACTAAATTCTAAATACAGAGCAACCCATGGTGAGTTGGTCATCGCAGCAGATGGCGCTAATTCATGGCGCCGTGATGTATTCCCTTATTACAAGGCAAATCGCCGTAAGAATAATGATGAGTCTATCATTAACTGGGCTGATTTGTTTAAGATGATGAACCTTATTCGTGACGAGATCAAGGACAACTTCCCGTACGCTGTTGTACATATTGACCGTGTTGAAGCTGACGATGTTATTGCAACGCTTGTGCATAATAAGAACACCTTCGATAAAGTATTGATTTTGTCAGGTGATAAGGACTTCAATCAGCTTCAGACTTACCCTAACGTCCAGCAGTACGATCCGACTCGAAAGAAGTTTATCGAGTGTAAGTCGCCTGATACGTTTCTGAAGGAGCATGTTATCAAGGGTGACGTCTCTGATGGTATTCCAAACATTCTATCTTCTGACAATTGTTTCGTTCTAGGTGAGCGTCAGACTCCTATGACAAAGAAGCGCATGGAAGAATTCATGGCGATGGAGCCTTCTAAGATGCCACGTAATTATTTCCGTAACGATGATCTAATCAATCTAGGAAAGATTCCGGAAGAATATGTAACTAAAATTCTGGAAGAGCATGAAAAACAGCTAAATAAGCCTAAGAAGGATTTGTTGTCTTTCTTTATCTCAAAGCGTTTGAAACATTTGACTGAATCACTAGGAGACTTTTTGTGAAATTAGGTATCTCGGAGATCTTAGAACTGGTATCTAAGGCTCCAAACAAAGTAAAGAAGCTTGAACTGCTTAAGCAGCATGACAGTTCAACGTTGCGCACCATTCTTCAAGGTGCATATCATCCAGAGATCGAATGGTTGCTTCCGGAGGGAACTCCTCCGTTTACTAAATCGTCGTTGGTCGATTTGCAGAGCGTCTTGTTTAAAGAAGCACGCAAGTTGTACTTGTTCGTTAAGGGTGGCCATGCTACTCTTAAGCCAAACAGGCGTGAACAGCTTTTCATTGAATTGCTCGAATCATTAGACCCAGCAGATGCTGATTTGATTTGTTCAATCAAAGACAAGAAGATTCCGTATAAGGGAATCAATCCAGCCCTAGTAAGAGAAGCATTTCCAGGTATCCTCCCAGATGAGCAAAAGTAGACGCACGATGAACGACGATTTTGATGATTACGAAAACAACAACCCGTACTCGCGCCGTTCAGAATATCTAGACAAGAAGCGCGAAAAGCGTATGGTTAGAGCGATTAAGACAAAGGATGTCTATTCATTGCTTGAAAATGAAGACGATGAATGGGACGACGATGATAGAGGCAGAGGTTAATGCCAACATATTCTTTACATAATGAAGAAACCGGAGAAGACTTTGAAGAGTTTATGTCATTCTCTGAGCTAGAAAAACATCTGAAAAAGTTTCCGCATATTAAGCAAAATCTTACTGCACCAGCATTAGGATACAGCACTAATACCGGAAAGAAACCAGATGATGGTTTTCGTGATAGACTCCGTGAAATCAAAAAGTCTCATTCTAGAGGGTTTACTAAGGCTAACATCAACACCTTCTAAAATTTGACCCGCCTCTAACAATAAAAAGAGTACCATGAAGCGTTTAAATAGAAGAGAGTCAAGACGTCTAAAACAGTACGGCGTCGATCTAGAATTTGTAAATCAGGACTTGCAGAAAGCATTCCAGATTAAGTCATTTTCGCCAATGACACAAAATCAAAAACTAGTGTTTAATCATTCCGATCAAGGCAAAAATATATTGCTTCATGGTGTAGCTGGTACAGGTAAGAGTTTTATTTCTCTGTATCTAGCGTTAAAAAAGGTTATGACGCCTGGTTCTCCATATAAAAAAGTCAATATTGTTAGATCTGTTGTTCCTACCAGGGATATGGGATTCCTACCTGGTAATAACAAGGAAAAGGCTAAGGTATACGAACAGCCATATATGCAGATTTGTTCTGAGCTATTCGGCCGCGGCGACGCGTACGAAATTCTAAAGAACAAGGGTATTATAGATTTCATTTCAACATCATTCATTAGAGGTTCAACTCTATCTGATTGTATTTTGGTTGTTGATGAAATTCAGAACATGGATTTTGGTGAGCTAGATTCTGTTATCACGCGTGTTGGTAACGACTGCAAAACGTACTTCTGTGGTGACTTCAGGCAGTCAGATTTTAGAAGAGATGTAGAACGATCTGGCGTACATAAGTTCATGTCAATTATTAAGGGTATGAACTTGTTTGAGTTCGTTGAATTCAACTCGTCTGATATCGTACGGTGTGAACTAGTAAAGCAGTACATCATTGAAAAAGAAAGATTAGAAATAGTTACATAATGACTTTTAAATTGAATTTGTTTCCATCAGTAAATATGGAAACAATTGAAAAGGATGGAGCTAGACGCTACATCACTCCTAATGGAGACATGTATGAATCTGTTACCACGGTTATCGGTAAGTATGCTGATAAGTCTGGGTTAGATGTATGGCGTCAAAGAGTAGGGGTCCAGGAAGCTGCAAAGATTACTAGGATTGCGGCTTCCCGCGGAAACTCAATGCACAAGATGTTTGAGAAGTACCTGTTGAATGATCCGACATATGCTGACGGTGTTATGCCAACTACTCAAATTCTATTCGATAGTCTCAAGCCGTACATTGATGAAAATGTGAAAGAGGTTTATGGCATTGAATATCCGTTATGGTCAGATTATTTGCAAACAGCCGGAAAGACAGATTTCTTGGCATCTTATGCAGGCCTAAATTCAGTTTTGGATTTTAAGACGTCTAACCGTCCTAAGAAGCTAGAATGGATCAAGGGATACTTCCAGCAAATCACTGCATATTCCATGATGGTAGAAGAACGAACCGGTATACCATTCCCACAAGTGGTTTTAATGATAGCCGTAGACCATGAACCACCACAAGTATTTGTGGAAAGTTCCTATACACGTAGAAAAGAAACCATTAAACTCTTTAGAAATAATATTCGTTCTGATCAAAAATAGTATTGTACAACCCTGGCGGTACGGTGTATAATGACTATATTGATTATGTCGAAAGGGAAATAAAAGTGAGTCACGAACTTGAAATGGTAAATGGTAAGGCCAATATGGCTTGGGTTGGTAAGGTGCCGTGGCATAACCTGGGGACTGAAGTTCCTTCTGATCTGACGCCTGTTCAGATGCTCAAGGCGGCTAACCTTGATTGGGAAGTCGAAAAGGTCGAGGCTTACGCTACGATTGATTCTAAGCGTATCCAGATCGGCCAGTCGGCTCTGGTTCGTAAGTCGGATTTCAAGATTCTAGACACCGTGTCGAACGACTGGAATCCGGTTCAGAACCGTGAGGCCTTTGAGTTCTTCAATGAATTCGTCGAGGCTGGTCATATGCAGATGAATACGGCCGGTTCGCTTCGTGGCGGCCAGATCGTATGGGGTCTTGCTAAGATCAACGAGAGCTTCGAGCTCTTCAAGGGTGACCGAGTTGATTCGTATCTTCTCTTCACCAATTTCCATCGATTTGGATTTGCCACCGACGTTCGGTTTACTCCGATCCGTGTAGTGTGTAACAACACTCTCACGCTTTCATTGAATGCTCAGGTTGAGCGTATGGTGAAGATTTCTCATCGCCGTGAGTTCAAGTCTGAGAACGTTAAGGAAATCCTTGGTATTGCCTCGAGCAAGCTGAATAAGTACAAGGACATGGCTCAGTTCCTTGGTTCGAAGCTGGCCACGAAGGAAGACATCCTCACTTACTTCACTACTATCTTCCCGACTTCGTCTGAGAAGAAGCCAGTTTCGAAGAATGCGATTGAAGCTATGAAGATCATGCACACTCAGCCTGGTCATGAATACGCTCCTGGCACGTTCTGGCAGCTGTTTAATACTACCACATATATGACTGACCATCTTCTTGGTAAGTCTGTAGACACCCGCCTCACGGCTGCGTGGTACGGGTACAACAAGACGCTCAAGACTAAGGCTCTTGAGCTGGCCGTGGAAATGGCCAGCTAACAACCTATAGTAAACCTATCTTCTATTCAGATAGTGCCAGTGGGAAATTACCTTCCGCGACTGGCAATCTCTAATTCTAGGATTGATCATGGCCGCACGTCGCGTTACAAATAAGAAGTTCAAGCGCGAAAAGGTTAAGCGCATCACCAAAACCGAAGAGTACTTGATTAATTCTAAGTATCTCGGTGATGAACCGGTTTATTCTTCAACCAAGATTCTAGACGAAGCAGAGCTTGGCAAGATCTATAACTGGTATGCTTATATGTGTACCGTTTCAGATGCTCGGCAATATATCATCGATTTTATGAATAAGATCGGTAAGAAGCAAGTAGCTGCTTCTATTGAAAAGATTCACGACAACAAGATTCCACTTACTGCCGGTTGGATTTGCAGAATCCTTCATCGTGGTGGAAAGCTGACCGATCGTTCCAAGGAATTCATGCTCTCACGTGTGAAGGCGTGTGTTGAATTCAACACCAATGCTGAAATCGTTGAGAAGAAGCAAGTTAAGGTTCCTCATGACATTCAGCGTTCTATCCGCGATAAGGCGAGAGACGTCATCGGTAGCATTGAATCGATGATTGATTCCCGTGAGGAATTTTCTGTATATGAATATATGCAGAAGAATGAGCTGCCGGCAATGTATGCTTCTTATGTTGTTGAATACTACGAGAAGCAGCTGAATGAATTTATTGAAGCATCAACCACCAAGGATGAACAGCTCAAGGAAGGCTACAAGAAGTTTGGTCGTGTCAAGCTTAAAAAGATGATCGATCAGTATACTTCTATTGTGGAAGATGCGAAGCGTTATGGTGATAATACGAAGAAGGTTCGTAAGGTTACACGTAAGCCTAAGGTTATGACCAACGAGCGTCTCATGAAGAACTTCAAGTTTAAGAAGGAAGATCATGAATTGAAGCTCGTGTCTGTCAATCCAGAGTCTATCATTGGGGCAGAAGAGCTCTGGGCATATAACACAAAGAACAAAATTCTTTCCGTGTTTCGTGCGGTTGATCGTGGTGGATTGTCAATCAAGACTGTCCATGTGACTAACGTGGATGAAAAAGCGTGTCTATCCAAGAGACTCCGTAAGCCAGAAGAGGCTATTGCCAAGCTTCTACAAGCCGGCAAGATCGGACTTAAGAAGTTCATGGACGAGTTGACTACCAAGCCGTCTTACTTCACAACCCGTATCAGTTCTGATACAGTTCTATTGAGAATTGTCAAATAGGGTTGTACAAAATCAGCCAACCATAGTATAATAGGTATATTATGACAATCCATTACGAGTTCCCTCACAACATCAGCCTTGACGAAGTCAAGCAGATTGTTTTGGAAAATCCTTCGTTCTACATTGGAGAACGTGATGGATATATCGTGGCCAATTATCTTGTATCTGGGTCAGCAACCCATCCGCCTGTAGTGGATCGTAAGACTGCTATCATGCGTGAGCTCCGTGGACTCATGTTTGACCATGATGGAAACTTGATTTCTCGCCGTTTTCAGAAGTTCTTCAACTTCGGGGAACGTGAAGACGTTATGTCTTTGGACCTGTCGAAGCCGCACACTATCCTAGAAAAGCTTGATGGGTCTATGATCACTCCGGTATACATCAACGATACTATTCGTTGGTGCACCAAGATGGGTGTGACTGATGTGGCTTCTCAGGCTGAAGCTTTTGTGGCTGCAAATCCGAATTATGCGGAATTCGCCGAGAGCCTTTTGCCTAGCTATACTCCCATTTTCGAATGGTGCTCGCGTTCTCAGCGTATCGTAATCGATTATCCTGAAGATCAACTTGTCCTAGTAGCTATCCGTGATGTACATTATGGGTTGTACGTGGTCGAGGATCTCGTAGAGAAAGTAGCTAAGGATTACGATATTCCTGTTGTTCAGGCTTTGGCGCCTATGTCAAATCTTGATGACTTTATTGTCGAGCTTCGTAAGCGCGAAGATATCGAAGGGGTAGTTATTCGTTTCGATGATGGCCATATGATCAAGATAAAGACGGATGCGTATATCACTCTTCATCGTGCTAAGTCGCTTCTAGAAAATGAACGTGATGTCGTCGAATGTGTTCTTACGGACAAGGTTGATGATCTTCTAGCTATCCTTCCGGATACGGATAAGTATCGTCTAATCAAGTTTCGTGATGACGTCATTGTAGACATTAACACTACTGTATTCAAGGTTAACCTTTTTTTGAATATTCTCCGTGAAGATAACGTTTCAAGAAAGCAGTTTTCCGTGGAGAACCCTAAGCTTGATCCTATGCTTAGAATGTTTATCTTTAAGCATTGGGGTGATGATTGCACATATCAGTCTGTTTCTGAATATGCGCTACGTAACCTTGGGTCTAATCGTTCATTCGAAAAGCTCAAGACTCTGTTTATTGCTGCTAAGTGGAAAGAAGTAAAGGTCAATGACTAGCAAAATTATCTCTGTCTTGGTTGGTGTTCCGGCTAGTGGCAAAACCACTTACCGGAATTCGGTTAATGCTGCCAACTTCGTGGTGGTGTCTTCGGATGACATCATAGAAGAGTTGTGTGCTAATGCAGGCGTGACTTACAATGAAGGGTTTTCGAAGTTTATCAATGAGGCTACTCGTATCTTCAATGACAAGCTTGGGAAGGCTCTTAACAACGGCGAGTGCATTCTCGTGGATCGCACTAATCTGACTAAGCGGTCTCGTAATGCTATTTTGTCCCGCGTGCCTGATTCCTATTATCGAGAGGCTATTGTGCTTCCCATTCCGGAAATGTCTACTTGGATTGAGCGCCTTGCCTCCAGGCCGGACAAGCAAATTCCTGGGCATGTTCTGAAGAACATGGTGGCTACGTATGAGGTTCCTACTGAAGACGAAGGATTTGACACTGTGATTTTTAAACATGTCCTTTAATCCAGCAACCGATTGCCCCCGGGAAGATTGTCATATTCATGAAACTCCCGTGGGCACAACCTGCGTGTATTATCCGC